CGAGTGATCTGCGAATCAGCCATTTCAAGCACATGGCGAACGTGGAGATTGAGAGCATTGAAACGATCATCGACAGGGCGAACCTGATAGCTGACTTCATAGGTATCAGCAGGAAGAAAGCCTATACCTTCGATGCGAGGGATGTGATCAAGATGTCGAATCATATCATCAATCTGTACGGTGATATCCATATCGGCAATCCTCCAAAGGAGATAACGCTGGGAGGTAAGGAATACGAGCTGATCAATCCTGAGAAGGTGGGAGTGGGATGGCATGCTGACTTCAGCAAGATGGACATCAACAGAGATCCTGTGCAGCTGGCCTGTATGTTCTATTTTCCGAAGGGGCAGATCTACGGTGATGTTGATGAGAATGACAACCTGCTCAATCCTATCCGTGACCGGTATAATGATATCGGGGATCACATGGAGCTGAAGGTATTTTTGGAGGCGTGCGCTTTTTTTTTGCGAAAAACAGAACGATCGATGAGGCTATCCATGGCAAGAAGGACAGCAGCGGAAAAGGTGACAAAGATACTAAGCCGAATAGGTATGCATGGGAGGAGGTCTTCGATCTTATCGCAAAGGAATACTACGGAGGAGATTGGAATAAAGCAATGAAGCTCAACATCTATGCATTCAGTCACAGGCTCAAGTTCATTACCCACAAAGCCAAGAAAGAACTCCAACAAGTAAAGGCTGCAAGAAAGCGATGAAATACTACATCATAGAGGTGGGATGCGATATGATCGCAATGGCTACGGTGGTCGCTGCTGTGATCAAGGCGAGGGAAGGCCACTATGTGATGTATGAGGTATCTGATGACAAGTACATGAGCGTTGAGGAGATCACAGCGGATGCATTCGCTACACATCACGCTATAGCAATGAACAAATACTTTGAGAATTGAAGCAGTTAAGCGAGGCAGAGATTGAGGCATTGATCAGCAACATCGGTGAGGCTGAGGCTGTAGTCAAGGCAGAACCTGGTTCACCATTGGATGAGCTGCTGTGTAAGCTGATGCAGGAGGTAGTGGATTCGCTTATTCAATCGCTGAGCAGTTATGATGCTGTTGCCTCTGCGAACTTGATGCAGTCAATGATCCCCTCACAGCAGGCGTATCTTGATGGGGATATCTTAACGGTCAATATCACAGCTCCTAATTACTGGAAATTCGTGAACTATGGAGTAAATGGTACGGAGGTCAATCATGGATCTCCTGCATGGGGAACACAGCCTCCATCGGACAGGAGCTTCCATGCATCGATCATGAACTGGACAAGGGATAAAGGGCTGCAATTACCTGAGAGCTTCAGTAGTTACGAATCATTTGCATGGGCCATCATGACCAATATACGAAAGAGGGGGCAGAAGCCTCGACCATTTTACTCTGATGTTGTGAATGATGATCTGATTAGTTACCTATCCGATGCAATTAGCACTCTCATAGGTAGGGCGATAACAGTTAACATAATCGAACCTTTCAAATAATGGCAGTTACTATATCACAATTCCCGGCAGACTACACATTCAGCGATAATCCGCTGACCTTTGTATTCTCATCAACGCAGACAGCACAGGCCAATTTCAGCTTCATCGTTGAAACGTATTTCAATGCTGCGCTGGTATCTGTCGACAGGGTATTCCCAGAGGTGAGTGGATATGCTCACATCGATGTGTCACCTATCGTAAAGAATCTATTGAATAAGCCTGTAATTAATAACAGCATCTATTCAGAGAGTGGCATCTCAGCGGATATCAACATCAAGGTAATCGAGAACTATGGCACTCCTCCGATAGATCAGGCGGATCTGACCAGCGCAACGATTCCTGTGATCAAGGGCTGCTTATCAGATAGGGCATGGACTACATACACAGCTCCGGATTACATGGTGGCATCTGTTGGAGCGCAATTCATGACAGAGATGAACAGCCTGAAAGGCATTCCTGTATGGACTATTTTAGAGAATCCTTTTGTTCTTCAATCTATACAGCAGGGCAATCCTGCAACGCTTACAATAACCATCGAGAATTCATCTGTCGGAGTGATTGATACGTACACAGATACGCAAAGTTACATCATCCCACAGATAAACGTGAATTTTGATACATTGACTACTGATTGCGGGTTTAATCCAGCAGGCGTATTAATAGCGGAGTGGGTGAATATATCGCTGGACAACGCTACGTTCAGAGTGGATATTTATCAGCCTGAGTGCGATGATGATCCATCAATTCTGCAATGGATCAATCAGTTCGGTAGCTGGGATTCGTTTATCTTCAGGCACAACGTAGAGCGCAAAGGGGAGGTAACTGAGCGAACCTACACTAAAAAGTTCGGCACATGGGATGGCACTACATTCACCTATGACCTGAATAATGCAGGGAATATCAGAGTGGGTACGCAGCAGATAGACAAGCTGACGATCTATACGGACTGGATCACACAAGCTGAACAGAACTACCTTACAACGCTCTACAAGGCACCGAGATACTTCCTGTATTATGGAGATACCTACAATGTGAGGGTGACAAGCAATCAGTTCACCTTCCTGAAAGCAAGATTCGAGGAGGAGATCTCTGAGGCTGTGGAGCTGGACATCGTTAACAACCATAACGGGCTATCACTATGACAGATCAGCTGATGACATACGAGGGATATGAGCTGGATCTGTTCGAGGCTATTCCAGTGCCGATATCCTTCAGCATCTCCGATATCAAAGATCCCACTAAAAGAAAGCAATCGTTCAGTAAACAAGTGGATCTCCCCGATACGATGAACAATAATGCGTTCTTTCAGGGAGTATTCAGCATGACATCAACGGATAGCGTAGTCAACTTCGATGCTACAGCGAAAGCTCCTATCAGATTATTCAAGCGGGGCGTTCAGGTTCTTGATGGCGTGATGAAGCTCAACGAGGTGAGTGCTATCAATGGTGTGATCCGTTACAATGTGACTATCCTATCGGATAACGCTGATATCTTCCAGCTCCTTACACAAGTGAGATTAAACGAACTGGACTGGTCAGCGTATAACCACACGTTAACGAGGACCAATATCAAAAACAGCTGGAGTGCTGCTGTAGGTTCGGGGTATTACTATCCATTGATTGAGAGGGGGCTGGGCAGACCGGGCAACTTGATCTGGAGAACGATTGACTTTGTTCCGTATGTGTACCTGTACGAATGCCTTGAGAAATGCTTTGAGTATATCGGGCTGACATGGAATAGTACATTCCTTGAGAGTGCGCTGTTTAAGAACATCCTGCTGGGATTTGGAGGAGGTGACATGAAAACTATCGCTCCATCTGTGCTGAATCAACGATTGATCAATCTGGATGCTGGAGATGTAACTGCAACGATTAATTTCTTCCCATTTGCAGGGAACTTTTTGCAGATCACCCCTATCAATCCTTTCGATGATGACTATTTCACCTTCACCATGACACAGGATCTGCTGAATCAATGGGATGATGGAATAATCACAATAGCTCAAAGCGGTCAATACAGCATGACTATCACAGGGATCCTTGACTATGTGATCGATGTAGGTTTAATGACATTCGATCAAGCCAGAGCAGCTCAGTTATTAGTGTATAAAAACGGTGTTATTCAGCAGACTATTGAAACAGGATCGCAATGGGTAACAACATTAACAGGAACATTCAACTTCAACGTAAATAATACCTTTAATTTCAATGCTCAGAGTGGGGATGTCATTCAGTTTAGGCTGAGCTGCCCTCAAGTGATCGCTACATTCACAGGAGATCCTGATCCTGTGAGCATCGCTTTCACTACAGATACAGATTTCACCATCGATTTGACCTGTATTGATACCATGATCAGCGATGGAGATACTGTTGAGCTGTCGGTATTCGTTCCAGCAATCCGATGTGATGAATTCCTGCTGTCATGCATCAGGCAGTTCAATCTGTACGTTGGCGAGATTGAGGATGATAATACGGTGAGAGTTGAGCCTCTCATTGATTACTACCTTCCGACAAATCAATCAACGGATATCACGGAGCTTGTGGACCATTCTAAGCCTATCAAAACGAAGCCTACAGCCAACGATTACGCTAAGACCTTGAGCTGGATGTTTAAACCAGCTACAGATTACGAGAATGAAAGATACTTTCAGAAATGGGCTGAGCAATACGGTGACTATTCCTTCATTCAGGGGAGCTACTATGCCAAAGGTGAACAAAAGACAGAGCTGTCATGGGGTACGATTGCACCGTATCAGATCGCTCCCGGTATTCTCA